CAAGTCTCTTCTTAGTTTCTCTTACAGATTAATTGTCATGCTAAACAGCCATTATAACTGTCTAAACTATGAATCCCTAAAATAAACCTATGAAAAATATAAAATTTATATCTTTAAGAAATTTATTTAGGGATAATAAAATCTCGGAACCAATGGTATCGCTTAATAATTCTTTTGAATTATTAGCCCTTTCTTCTCAAATTGGTTGACGTATAACGTTAGCCATATTTGGGAAAAAGGGAAGAGTTAGTTTCAGATTAAGACAAATCCACAACTTTTTTAACTATATGCTTCGAATGAACGCGAAGCATGGAGGTAAATATGTTGTAAACTATCTTAAGTGTTCCCAACTAGCAATACAAAAGGCTATAGCTGGAAATAAGGTATCTTCTCTACGTTTGATAGATAAGACTTTCTCATTTCCCCGTTTAGCTAATTCGGGTTTACCTAGGTATATTCCTTTACACGATAGACGTGCTATAATGAATGGGTCAATCTCTATTATTAGATTTTGACTTACTCTTTATAGTGTCTATAGGGTAATTAATATCCCTGGAAACCTTAAATTAAATACTATAACGGATCCATTTGTTGGAGATAAGCATCTTTTACAAAAAGTTTCTTCGGAATTGAAAGCTTTAGCTTTGAATTCTAAGAAAATGTTTGATTTAAAGATTCTTTGTTCCAATCCTGGATTGCTATTGTTCGAGACAGCTTCGCCAACATCTAAAGTCTCTTGACTTGGTATTTTCACAGATCCTTTTAAATTATATTCTAATAATTTAGGAGAAACTATGGAATTATTCATGAAAGAGCTTGGATATTGGAAGTTACTAGATATTTGAGAAGGGATTAGAAGTTTTAAGGAACTTGTTCCTAATAACTTTAATCCTATCCCAAATACTATCAAACATGGAAATCATGTTGGACAGCTATCTAGAAAACAGGAAGCTGCCGGTAAAATAAGAGTTTTTGCTATGGTAGATATATGGACTCAGTCCGTAATGTCTCCCTTACACAAAATGCTCTCATCTTTCTTAGCCTCATTACCTAATGATGGTACTAAAGATCAAGTAGCCTCTTGAAAAAGAGCTGCTACGAAATCTTTATGTGGCCAATCATTTGGTTATGATCTAAGTGCTGCTACTGATCGTCTACCACTTTCCTTACAACAAGATATATTATCAGCCATTGGTATGGGTGATGATGTAGCTAGGTTGTGAGCAAAACTGTTAACGAGCAGAGATTATTATCTCCAATATACTAAAGAAGAGAAAATCCTTAAAGGAAAACCTGGTGAATATCTTAGATATTCAGTAGGTCAACCAATGGGGGCTCTATCTTCTTTTAATATGTTGGCGGTAACACATCACTATTTACTTCAATTAGCTTATATCCGTTCATTGCCGTCTTATAAAGTTGTTGGTTTACAACTCTTTAGAGGACAGTTTGAATGGTATACAAACTATGAAATAACAGGTGATGATTTAGTCCTATTTGATCCAGAAGTAGCAAAACAATATCTGAGAATTATGTCAGAAATTGGAGTGCCTATTAATGAATCAAAAAGTGTTATAGCAAGTATTCCAGCAGTGGAATATCTGAAAGTAACAACTTTAAAAGGAGTAAATGTCTCT